AGCAGCACTAGTAAGTGACATTGACGGAACATTTCTGCTTCCAACTGTTGACCTTGCTTTTAGTCGTGCGGTGTATCCAGTAAGGTTTACAACCACGTCGCTAATCTTCCACGTCATTACCTGCGTGAATGTTGCACCTTGCTCAATTGAAATGTGATGAATACCAGCAGACATTAGTCAATCCTTCGGCCGCGATGACAATACAACTTTACCATCAAATCACGAATGTCATTGCTGAAAAACGTGATTTAGAAGTAGATCTTAAAAAGTTATTTCCTATATAAACAAAGGGTCATATTACTTTTTGTTCGTAAGTTGTAACAATCAATTGATTGACCTGGTATAGTTAGAACTACCTTACACAGTCCTTGAGCGTCCTATTCCCTACCCGAGGAGACTGCACACATGAGATTCATTAACGGTATACTATTATCTTTTGCAAGCTTGGTAACCGCAGCTACTGGTTTCGTAGTAGATGCCACAACCAGCGGCAAGGAACCTCCGAGTCCCATTGGGACTATGGGCGAATACACAGAAACCTCACGAGAGGTTATTCTCGTAGACAAGCAATCATTCGTGGTTGCATCTCCATATGACGCAAGATTTAACTACCCACGGGATCCAAAGAAGCGATGCCCGATGTGGGAACCTCTCCTTTACGAGGCAGCGTTGCTACCAGTAGACGTTTTTTCGTACATCGCCTGGCGCGAAAGTGGTTGCAACCCAGAGGCACAGAACGCCAAATGGGACGCCAATGGAAACATGACATACGCACTTAACAAAGATCGCTCGTATGATACTGGCTTATTGCAAATCAACTCGAGCTGGTACTCTGTGACAAAACTTGTATGTGGCGATGCTGCTGTTGAAAACAAAATGCAAGGATTGAAAGATCCGATCTGCAACGTCAACGTTGCACGATACATCATGGTCAATAGTAAAGGCAAGCTAGGTAACTGGCGAATCTATAAAGACTAATGTCAAGGGATCACAAGCATCATCTGTTTCATCACGCTGTTCGTGACTACGAAATAACAAACGGTTTGTTGCTGTCTCGAGATAAAAAGTTCAATGAACTTGCTGAGTCATTAATTGACGGCATCACTGATCATCATAGCGCAGTGCGCGCTTTTGAGATTACATTGGAGCAGTGGTATCACTGGCTAACTGCGCCCAAGCTTTCGGAGATGGGGTGATGCTGTCCGCCGTCACCTCCGAGCGGCGGACGAACACCCCTAAGGTAGCGCTTAGAATTTGTAACGCGCTGACGTTCAACTTTTCCGCCGTCACTATCAATGAATCCTTTCTCTAAGAGTACGGCGAAGATGATGTCATCTGCTCGTGTGTCATTTAGAAAGCTTGTTACTTCTTTTTCTTTTGACTCGTCTTTGTTGGAACTCGTAAATCGTGTGTGCGCAACGGATGGCCTAGCGATAGTCGCTGGCGTTTGCGTCCTGCTTTTGTTCCGCTAATTGTTTCAACCTCACCTGTTAGTGGGTTTGTTCGTGTTCGCTGTTGTGGGCCTTTAGCTCCACCACCGCCGCCTTTTTTCTTTCCCATGACGCAACTATAGCTTCCCTGTAGCGTGGTCATTTATGTGTTGATCGAGCTTTCCTTCTGTGCGGATTCCAGTCTCTTCAACGCGGTCAATCGAGCGACCAAGCGACTTGCCAAGTTGTTCAATTTTGTCAACAACAAAGTTATGGTCATCTTTGTTTTCGGCCCAGCGCTTTTTTGATCCCCTGCGCTCTGTTTCAAGGTACGCAACAGAGATGAGACCAACAGTGCCAATGAGTGCAACAACAATCTCAATCATTATGCAAAAAGCCTTGCCCAGACCTTTGGACCAGCAACTTCGTCAGTGCCTAGGCCATTGGCATTCTTAAACTTCTTAACTGCAGCACCAGTTGCTGCATCAAATGTTCCAGTGACTGGGACACCTAGCTTTTCTTGCAACGCTTTTACTGCGTCGCCACTTGCACCCGCTGTCAGAGGTCCCGGGAATGCTGGCTTACCACCAGCGGCTGGTTTAGCTGCGGCAGCAGGTTTTGCAGCAGGAGCAGCTGAAGCTGCCGGCACTGCACCAGGATTTGCATCAGCCCATGCCTTTACTGCTGCAGGAACTGCATCACCGGCAACATAGCGAATGTGCCAAGGCTCAGAAGGAACAACTTCCCATGACCAGCCAAAATCTTTTACGTTTGCAATCAACCAGTTAAGACGCTTTGGCTCTGAAGCTGAATGCACGTCTACTGCAATTCCAAGGTTGTGCTGGCTCTTGCCTGGTGTAGCAAGCATTGCCATGCCTTTTTTGAGGTGCCAGGTCTTTCCTTCAAACTCTTTTGTTGAGTTTGTTCCTGTTGGCTCGAGCTGATAGCGTTGCAAAAATCCAGCCTTTTGACTATCGTAGCTGCGATACGTGTCGCCAGCACTTGTTGGCTTTAGCTCTACGCCTTCAGCCTTTGCCTTTGCGACCATCGCAAGCCACGCTTGGGCGGCGAGGCGGTGAAGCTTTCCTCCACCAGGAATTGAGACAAGCAGTTCTGGTGAAAGCTTACCAGGCTCTACGCCTTTTAAGTCCTTTGGAAGAACAACCTTGACAATGTAATCCCAGGCTACTTTGGCCATTGCACTACTCCTAAAAGCTCAGTTTTCCGCTGCAGGTATTACAGCAGAATCAATCTTGCTTTGATTTTACTACACAGTACCAAGGGATCATTATGGACAAAACAATGGCAACTTGTAGTGCTTTGGTCATTGCAGGCTTCCTTGCATTAGTTGAGAACTAATGTCTTTGTACCGATGAGGGTTTCCAATCTGAGGAAGAATTGTTCCAAAGTGCGTAGTACTAATTACTCCACCCTTTGCTTCCATTGGCAAATTGCGCAGAACAAGAGCGCGCTTGAGCCAACGATCCGTTCCGTCATATCGTGGAGTGAACGGGGTTCTGCCGTGAACGGTGTCGTGGTTGTTGATAACCAGCGCATCTCCAGCCTCAAGAACTACTAATCTTGTGCTCTTTGAAATTGCATCTGATAGATGATCAAGAGCGCGTTGCGCCTCGAGATCTATTCCGCGCATAAGCTGGTGGTCGTATTTTAGGCGAGGACCACGCTCTGTAGAAGAGATAATCTCAGTAAAGACGATTTGATCTGGCTCGCCTTTTGTTCTAAAGCTCAAGTCAACTGACGTTGTAAACCTTCGTTGGCGAAGAACATTGACGTGTTCTGTGTCAAGGTGCGAAAGAATATCGTCAAGCACAGCGTATGTTGTTGCAGCCGTCGAGTCACCGCGAACGCAGTAAAGAACAACATAATCTGGTAGGTATGGGTGAAATGCTGTTTCGGTGTGAAGCTGTAGCTCAACCTTTGATGATGACGAGATCTGCTCTGTTTCACTTGACTTAATTGGGAATAGGTTATGAATAAGTCTGCCACTTTGTTCTTGCGCATACGCAATTGGCCAGCCGTACGAGTTAGCAAGTGATATGACCATGTCGTCAATCTTGCGAGTGGTCGGTACCTTGTCTTTTGACAATGGCGTGGCGGGCGGTGCCTTAGGGTCTACATAGTACCCGCGAAGAACGTGTGATGCTACCATTGGGAGTACTAACTATACATTATGAATAAGACTGTAATTTGACTAAGGTTCATTTTTTCCGCTGCGACTAGCGTAGAATAAGAATGTGAGATCACATCCTTATCATAATGTCAGTGAGAGAGTTAAGAAGGTTGTTCGGGGGCTGCTTCAGGACGCTGACGACTACCATCGTGGGCACGAGGCGCGTTTGGCACGGACAGTTGAACTCATCGTCAGTATGAACCCAACAGGGCGTATGCTCGAGCTTGGCACTTCGGGGTTTATTCCACTAGCGCTAAAAGAACTTCTTCCAGATCTTGAGGTTGTTGTGACGCATTTTGACGTGTCGCGGAGCGCAGATGGAAAGATGATGCATGGCCTAGGCGATAAAAAGCTCAAGCTGCGAACGCTTTGCGTTGATCTTGAAACAACCGAACTACCAGTTGAAGATGGCTATTTTGACTTTGTTCTTTGTGGTGAGGTCATTGAGCACATGGAAATTGATCCAATGTTTATGCTTTCCGAAGTTAATCGTGTTTTGAAAAGTAACGGTAAGTTGCTCGTAACAACGCCAAACGTGTTGAGTTCGCGTGGGCTGCACAAGATCATTCACGGTGTTGAGCCGTATTTCTATATGCACTACCATCGCACGGGTGAATACCATCGTCATAACTACGAATACACCGCAAAGTCGCTTGACGCATTTCTTAAATGCGCTGGGTTTGAACCGCGCGTCTGGACTGAAGATCTATTTGAAGACGGATTGTCTGGTGCAGTGAATCAGCTAAAACTTGCCGGTGTCAACGTGACAAATGTTGGCGACAACATTCTTGCAACGTGCACTAAGACATCTGGCGTTGTTGATCGGTACCCTGTTGGATTCTACGCTTGAAGAACTTGGCGGGCGAGTTCAACATCTTCGTCGCCTTGTAGATCGGAATGTAAAGACTTGGTCGGCGTTCAATCCGTCAATCGCTGTTGATGACAAGGGCAACTACTGCGTAGCAATTCGCTCGAGCAACTACGTCATTCTTGGACATGGCGAGCTGTTTGTAACTACTGGTGGACCAATTCGCAATCAGGTTTGGTTTGCGAAGCTAAATGATGATTTGAAAATTGAAGACGAGAACCTTTGGAAAGTCAATTTTTCCGCTGCGGCTATTGATGTAAAAGGAGAAGTCGTCAGAGGAGTCGAAGACCCTAAGCTTGTGTGGAGGGAAGGTTGGGTGTTCATGGGTGTGTTCCTGGAAAGGAATGTGCCCGTTGCGCGGAACTGCGTTTGCTACATGGACAAGAGTGCAAAAAGCGTTACTCGAGTTGACATACTTCCTGGTATTGAAACTAAGAAGCCAGAGAAAAACTGGATGACCTGCGCAAAGCAACCAAAGAACTTTGACTATGTTTATGATGGAAATGCTGTTGTAATTGGCGACAGAGTAATTCATCGCCTACGTGACAATCCACATCTCAATAAGTTGCGCGGCAATGGCCAACTACTTGAATACAGCAACGGCACGTACATCGGATTGATGCACTCACTTGAAATCAATCGGTACACTAAATTCTCGTCAACAACATTTGGAATGCTTGAGTATGTTCATAAGACCTATTCGCATTACTTCGTGCGATTTGACGAAGATGGGTGGATTATTGAGATCAGCGCGCCGTTTTGCTTTGAAGCTCCAGGTATTGAGTTTGCAAATGGAATAGTTGAACGAGGCGACGAATACGTGATTTCATACGGAAGAGAAGATGTTTCAGCGCATTTAGGGATAATTGACAAGAAAATCGTTAGTCGGTTGATGAAATCAGTTGACTAAGGTTTTATAATGAGCATATGCCAGAAGGACACAGTATAAGACATTTAGCGACGGTTCACTCATATGGATTCCTTGGAACAACTGTTCAAGCAAGTAGTCCACAAGGGAGATTTGCCGAAGGCGCCGAGCTCATTAACAATAGAGTAATGACCGACGTGACGTGCAAAGGTAAGCACCTATTCTTTCATTTTGATGACGACATTGTTCATATTCATCTTGGGCTGTATGGCTGGTTTACTACACGAAAGAACAAAGGCCAAGTGGCAAAAGACAGTATTCGTCTTAGAATTACTAACGAAGAATACGTGTCTGACCTTGTTGGGCCGACTGCTTGCGAGATTTTTGACAAACAAAAGTACATGGGAAAGATGAATAGTCTTGGCCCAGATCCACTTCGTGACGACGCAGATCCAGAAGAAGCATGGCAAAAGATCAAAAAGAGCAAGAAGACCGTTGGTCAGCTGTTGATGGACCAATCTGTCATTGCTGGCATAGGAAACGTGTACAGAGCTGAGCTTCTATTCCTCTCTAATCAGTCGCCATTTGTTCCAGGTAAGGAATTGCATCGCGACAAGTTTGACTCGCTATGGCGTGACTCAGTGCGTCTCTTAAAGGTTGGTGCTGAAGACGGTAAGATTAAGACTGTGGCCGAAAGTCACCTAACAAATGATGAGGTAAAACTTCATGGTTGTTCACAAACTAGTTATGTCTATAAGCGCACTGGCAATCCTTGCCGTGTCTGTAGCAACACTGTTCAAGCAGACGATATGGGCGGGCGCACGTTGTATTGGTGCCCGAGTTGCCAGCCGTCATGATGGATAAAGATCCACGCTTTGTTCAGAAAATGGATAAGAATACTTTTCTGTACCTTAAAGAACTAGAGTACAAAGTTGAAGACATGGGTCGTCAATTAGACGAGCTGCGCGAAGTGCACGCTATGACAAAAGCCATGTACCGACTTGCATTAGATGAATTAGAACAACAAAAAAATAAGTGCCCTAGATGTTCATTTCAGGGATCTGACTACATTGACTGATCTAAAGTACGACACGCCAACTGTGTACAACGACGGCGATCACGACAAGTTTGCACACTACGCTGAAAAAGACGAGATCACGAAAGCACTTGTTGAGGGAATTCCGATCGTTGCAATCTGCGGAAAAGTGTGGGTGCCTTCTCGAGATCCTAGCGGATTTCCGATATGTCCGCAATGTAAAGAAATGTTTGATCAATTATCTTGGTTGAACGATAGCCAAGTATAATTTCAATTCCTAATCAATCATCTTTGCGAACGAGGTCATTTCCGTGTCAACATCCATATTTTCTTTCCGCCTAAGCGACGACTTCGTTAGCACGTATCGGGGGCAAAAAGCGCCATTTGGCTACGCTGATGCCGCTGGAAACTCCGTTGGAGAAATTACGTTTCTTCGCACATATTCGCGGCTAAAGGAAGATGGCACAAAAGAAACATGGGTTGATGTTTGTGAGCGCGTTATCAACGGCATGTATTCACTTCAAAAGGATCATTGCAAAGCAAACCGCCTTCCGTGGAATGATGCAAAAGGACAAGCAAGCGCAAAGGAAGCTTTTGATCGCCTGTTTCAATTGAAGTGGACTCCACCAGGACGTGGCCTTTGGGTCATGGGCACACCGCTTGTCAACGTGCAGCGCAACTCAGCCGCATTGCAAAACTGCGCGTTTGTATCAACTGCTGAAATGAACAAGAACAATCCAGCTAAACCATTTGCTTTCTTGATGGAAGCATCAATGCTTGGTGTTGGCGTTGGTTTTGATGACAAGGGTGCAGACAAAGACTTTACAATTTATAAGCCAACTGGCGCACCGCTTAGCTTTAGTATTCCAGACACACGCGAAGGTTGGGTTGAGTCCGTTGCAATGCTGCTTAACTCGTATTTGAAAGCTGATCAGTTGCCTGTAAACTTTGATTACAGCGAAGTTCGCCCGGCAGGAACACCAATCAAAACATTCGGTGGAACCGCGGCAGGGCACGAGCCGCTTGAAAAGCTTCACAACCATATCCATCGCATCTTTTTTGATCGTGCTGGCGATAAGCTTACACGTGTTGACATTGCTGACATTGGAAACTTAATTGGAGTTTGCGTAGTTTCTGGCAACGTCCGTCGTTCGGCTGAGTTGCTGCTTGGTCGCCTTGATGACCAAGACTTCTTAAACCTTAAGAATTCAGAAAAGTTTCCTGAGCGAAACTCGTATGACCCAACAGCGCCGGGTTGGGGTTGGATGTCCAATAACTCTGTAGCAACATCAGTTGGTGCAGACTTGTCACCAATCATTGAAGGCATCGCTTTGAACGGCGAACCTGGTGTTATTTGGATGGACATGTCGCGTAAGTATGGTCGCCTTGCCGATCCAGCAAACAACAAAGATCACCGTGTTGCTGGCTACAACCCGTGTGCTGAGCAGTCACTTGAGTCTTATGAATGTTGCACGTTGGTTGAAACATACCTCGGCCGACACGAGAATCTTGAAGACTACAAGCGCACTTTGAAGTTTGCATATCTCTACGCTAAGACCGTTACGCTTTTGCCAACGCACTGGGAAGAGACGAACGCAATTATGCAGCGCAACCGCCGCATTGGAACCTCAATGTCTGGCGTTGCTGACTTTGCAGATAACAATGGACTACCAACACTTCGTGATTGGATGGATCAGGGTTACGGCGTTATTCGTGAATATGACAACATCTATTCTGAGTGGTTGGGTATCCGCGAGTCAATCAAGATGACAACAGTAAAGCCTTCAGGTACTGTTTCAATCTTGGCTGGTGAGTCGCCAGGAGTTCACTGGACACCAGGTGGAAAGTTCTTTAACCGCGCTATTCGCTTTGCGAATGAAGATCCAATGTTGCCACTGTTCAAGATGGCTAACTACCGCGTTGAACCAGCATCTGAGTCGCCAGATACAACAAGCGTTGTTTTCTTTCCAATCAAGTCAAAGGCAGCTCGAGCAGAAAAAGATGTAACCATCTTTGAAAAGATGTCATTGGCTGCTGCAGCACAGCGCTACTGGTCAGACAACTCTGTATCCGTAACAATTTCGTTCAACGCTGAAACAGAAGCAGAGCACGTTGGAACCGTACTTCACATGTATGACGGGCAGCTTAAGACTGTTTCGTTCTTGCCGAGCGGCAACATGACATACCCGCAGATGCCGTATACTCAGATTACTCAAGAAGAATACAACAAAGCAACAGTTGCGTTGTTTCCAATTGACTTTACAGGTGTGTACGGTGGACTTGCTGCAGACGCTATTGGCGAAGCGTATTGCACAACGGACGCTTGTGAGATTAAGTTCATTAAGGAAAACAACAAGTAATGGGCGATACAGCAGTTGTTCATCTGTCTAAGGCAAGTTCTGGGCTTAGCTTTTATTCAACTGCCTGTGGACTAACTGACGACTCGCTTTGGGTGTCAATTGGTAAGCAGCACGTTACGTGTCAAGAGTGCTTAAAGGCCACTAAAACACAGAAAAAGTAAAGCTTTATGGCACACAAAGCTACACCAGACTTGCTTAACTACGGTGCTACATATGACAGGGTTGTCGCTGAAGACGACCCAAACGGAGTTATGTACACTTTTGAGAATGTAATTCTTGGTGGCACGACTGCAGATGAAAACACAATATGTTTGAATGGAACATACGTAATTTTCACTGGTGTGCCGCATTACTTTCATTTTCTTAAAGAGTATCTTTCAGTCTTTTTACATACAAGAAGAACTAAAGATAAAGACGCTAAATACTTGTGGATTGATCATGAACACTTTTTCTTTCCCAAGTACCAAAACATGAAGCCAGTCCATGATCTTGTGTTTAGCATGATGAAAAGCTTTGATGGAATTAGGCTAAAAGACACCGATCTTAAAAACACTGTTGTTCTTATTGAAAAGCTCGTCGTAATGTATGACAGCCAAATGATCATAGCAAACACACATTTCCCTAGACACGACTATGGAATGACTCCTACGCTAAATCTAGAGCTTAGAGAGTTCTTTAGCCAGTACGCAATTGAAGACACGTCGCTGCCTAAAAAGATATTTTTGACAAGAAAAATTGTTAGTGAAGAATTGCCAAAACATCCAGACTACGCAAGCACTGGACAAAAGTGGAAAAAAGATCAAATAAAATTACGCTGGAATGAGCCCTGGGTTGAGGACGCAATTGAAGACTACTTTATGTCGCAAGGGTACGCAGTTGTTCAGCCTTCTGGAATATCAATGCAAGATCAGATTAGACTTTTCTATAATGCAGAACATGTCGCTGGGCTGCTTGGTACCGCGTTTTACAATGGAATCTTTTCAAAGCCTGGCACACAGTTTACTGCAATAAGAACAACTCCTGCGTATTGGTACAACTTTGAAGGCGACATACATAGTGTTATTGACACTCCGTTTTCATACATAAACTTATACAACAAGGTCTCGTATCCGCAAGTACAGATGATGCTTAAGAGCGAGGTCTACACTAAGAAAATTGCAATTTAGTTGCTGTATTTGGCTTCTAGTCGCCGTTTCCGTATAAATATAGAATTAGGCTATGGAACAGCTTAAGCATATTCTTTTGCGTATTTTGGCGACATTCGCTGCGTCTGGTCTTGGTGTTATCGGCGCTGGCGCAATTGCCGGTGTCCCAATGATAACTGCGATCTTTATGGCTGGCATCGGTGGAGTTGCATCAGTCATTGAAGGATTGTCTCGTGCGTACCTTGACGATGGAAAATTGACAAAGGAAGAAATTGACGCGGTGTTTACAAAAGCAAAAGTTGATGCAAAAAAAGAACCAAAGTCTGAGGCGTAGTCTCAAAACGGTTGGTATAGTCATTGTTGTAATACTCATTGTCTTTGACATCAAACGAATTAAGAGGATTATGACACAAGTCATTGAAGAAGTTGCTGAAAAACTACAACTAACCGCTGGCATCAAAATGATTGATGACACTCTCTACTCAATAGTTTCAAAGAACATAGTTGCAACTTCCGAGATAACTGACACTCTTCTTGACATTCGCCAAATTATTTTGGCAAATATTGGTGACAATTAAGACTTTGTAGACACGGGCGTGATACGGTTAGGCCCGTTATGAACAACACATCTTGGTTTTCAGACGCCGCATGCCACGGCAAAACTTATTACTTTTTTGGTCACCACGCAGAAAGACCTGAAGCAAAAGAAAAAAGAGAAAAGCGAGCAAAACTAGTCTGCGCGGAATGTCCAGTTATTTCTCAGTGCCGTGACTACGCCAGGGTAAACGGCGAGCATGGTTTTTGGGGTGGCGAGTCCGAGGACGAGCGATTTGAACTTGGGTTCATCACAGATCCAACGCTTCAACGCCGTCAGCGTGCTAGAGAGCGCCGACGAGTTGATAGAGAAGAGCGTGAAAAAACAAATACGGTGGGAGTGGTTGGTCGGCCTAAGACCAATAAAACAACTACGAGCTAGAGTCTTTATGCTCGTCTAGGATCTTTCCGCACATGTTGCAGAACATTACGCCTGACTTTCTACCTCCTAGGTATGTTTGCCAGTTTTCACAGCGGTGTGGAATGTATCCTGACTTAAACCAGTACCACACGTGCCTAATTCTGTCGAGCATGCTCGTACTGATCATAGTCATAGTTGCAACTGCAAGACTCGCAATGGCTTTGTAAGTCTGGGCGGACAACCCACATGGCAATAGCATACCCAAATGTTGCGCCAAGCACAGCGGAAAGCACAGTCATTGTCATTTCTTTTTCCTCTTTTTCTTGCTCAATTTATCTATTTCATCTGCAACTTCACGGAGGAAGCTTGGGTATATTTTTACTTGAACTTTTGCTTGTGTAGTTTCAACATGCTCAAGTAAATCAGCAAGTACTCGCAACGCTTCTTGTGTAGTTTCTTTTTCGTGCTTCATGCTGTTGCTTTCTCCATATTTGATAGCCGCGCCTTGTTTGCCTTTGGTAGCCCTACTTTTCCAGCCGAACGAGCTCTGTCCGCCATAGCTTCATGATCTGACCTGACTCGGTGGGAACCAATATGCGCCAGTGCTGTAATTCCTAGTTCTGTGATCTTGTATTTTGCACGTGAAAGCTCACCAACTTGCAGCAAGTAGCCGTGCTTTACGAGAGACTTAAAACTTTTGCCGACGTCTTCAATGAGCTTTACATTATGCTGCTGAAACTCCCTGTACTTGTCCGCTGTGAACCAGTCTTTTTGTGTCTTTGCGTAGCAAAGAACAATGTAAGTTTTGCTTTTGTAGTTTACATTTTGAGCATGAGTTGTCATTAGTGCTACTTTCCTGTGGCTATGCGCTTTTGATGACGTTGAACTGCGTAGTACAGCGGAGACGCATTCTTGATGCCAAGACCCTGCGCTATCTTCCCTAGTGATACTCCGTTCTGTAAATACTCAGTTGCTAATTGCGCGTGATACTGGCGTGTCCCAGCGGCCTTAGCGCGCTTGACTCGAGCGACTGCGTCATCAGTTTCTTGTTGAGTTGAGGTGCTGTGCTTACGGCCACCAGATGTAATGATCACAGTAGAAAGAAATACTCTGCGTCGGATACCTGAATAAGCAACGCCTAGCTCTTTCGCAAGCGCAACGAGGTTTCCACCTTGCTCGTGGTACTCGCGCAGTTGCGCAGTGTATTGACGGCTAATCTCATGATTTGGCGTGTCTTGTGTACGTGAACCGCAGGCTTTTCTTGCTGATTCAACCATTGGCTTTAATTTTTCCGCGTAGACCGCGGTTAGTTCCTCTGTCATGTCTCTCCTTGTTGTATGTCCTTCGGCGTTCATTATACATATGAAATAATAAATGAACGTGATAGGCCTTATCTTTTTTAGAGATACTTGGTAACAACGGTATTTTTTATTGAGATAGGTGCCATAATAGACGCATGATCTTATTTATTCTTATCTCTGGCGCTGTTGGCGTGTTGTTTCATCGTTTTGTTATGAAGGCAGTGAACGAGTACTCTTATTACGGAAATGTAGACACAACCAAGAACGTAGAGTATTGGTACTACCAAACACGTATTGAAGAAAAACAGAACGCTTAGTAGTTCTTAAGTTTTATCTTGTCTGGCGTCCAGCGCATCTTGTGAGCCCTACGCGCCTCATTTGCCTGTAGCTTACGTGTTCTTTCTGGCTCAGGAAGAAGATTGTACGCCTCGACACGTTTGCGATTTTTTCTTTCGCGCTCGTAGTCTTTTCGTGCCTGCGGATCTTTCAGTGGCATAACTACTACTGTACCTCTGAAGTGTTGCTTTTGTACAACCGATCTACTAACGGGCTTTGCCACACTGGAAGGCTACCGTATTTCTTTTCTATTCTGCCTTCGGTATACGTGTGTCGCACGTCGTTTTCATTTTTTGCCATTTCTTTTGCAATTATCTGCCACTCTTCTTTTCCATGCTTAGCCTCTCCGTCGTACCAGTCAGATGTTCCTTCTGCTGTGTACTTTAAGAAGTTTCTTGCAATAAGCCTGTGGCCGTTCTTAATCTCTGTTACTCCGTGAAAGTATGGCTTATCGCCAGGAAACAGCGGCGAACCTGACGGAAACACGAGTATGTCGCCAGCCTGTGGTCGGTACTTAATGATCTGTTCGTCAACGCAGAAGTGTATTTCACCACCTTCGTAGTCATCATTGAAATACGTTGTTGCTGTAATTAGAAACTTTTCACCGGGCCAATACCACTCTCCAATGTTGAAGTCAGTGTGGTAGTGCATTGTTAGGCTATCGTCTTTGGTTTCGGCAACAACAACATTTGGATAATACATGCAATAATTGCAAGTAGGCATTAGCACGGTTTCTGGAATAGGGACATTGTGTACGCCAACATAGTGTGACATTGCAGCAATGTTTGCTTTTTCTACTGTATTGCAAAAATCCATTTCAGTTCTGTACATTGGTTCTAGCGTTTTGCTATCTTTGTTTGAATTAGCCCACGTGTACTTTCCAAATACAAACCAATCATTCCAGTCATTTAGGTAATACTGACCGTTGCTTGACTCAAATGATTTTCGCGCTGTGTTCATTAAATCTGCCACATTCGGCAGCAGCCCGGTGTACACGTGTATGAGGGGGTGTAGCTCTTTGTATCTTAAATGAACGCCGTGCATGGATTTATACTAATCCATACGATCATCGGAAGTTTTTACCGCCCAAAACTGAGGCACTGTGTAGCGAAGTCCAGACTCAAGAACGCTTACAGAATGAGTAAATGGCCTGGTGCCTGGGAACAAAATAAGGGTTCCCGCCCTTGGAATGATTCTAATACCCTGAATATCAAAACTAAAAACACCGCCAACAAAATCATCATTGAGATAAAGAACCGAACTTACGTCCCTATGTGGATAACCGTTAGGTGTTGGTCCCGCAATTAGTTCGGCGCGGTCAAAATGCCCTGGCAGTTCAGCGCCTTCAACATAGACGGTAACTGCATACTTAGTTTCTGGATGTACTTCTAGAGAAAATGATCTTTCAATTTCTTCTTGTATTCTTGACACTTGTCCATCAAGGGTTTTATACAAAGCATCATTATCAGAATAATCAATAATCACAGGCGGGCGTTTTATGTGTCTATTGGTTTGGTCGTGGTACACCAATGATGCGCGTTCAACACCTCCATCAAGCATGGTGTTGAGGTGTGTTATCTTTACTTCGCTCAATAATTTTGCTATTTCGTGCAGAACGTCACTGTTAATAAAGTTTGGGATTACCACAATTCTATGCGAGTTGTTCACGAGGGTATACTAACCTACATGATCAGTAGAAATCTTAATAGTCTAAAGTTGTTTAGCTTGGCGGCGCTGCTTAAGAAGCTCAAAGTCCTTAACTTTTGTATCGCCCATATAGCCCCAGGCGTAGCCCGTTGCGATCAACGCCTCATTGACCGATGTTTCGGCACCATCTAGGTACAACCACCCTAAGATTCGGCCATACTTTTCGCTGCTGTCCATCTTTTCAGTTTTAATGACAACTACTTTTGCAGCATCAATAAGTTTCTTAAGGTGTTCTTTTACTTCTAGACCGAGTACTTTTTCAGCCTTGTCAGTCGTGCGAGACTCGGGAGTATCAATGCCAGCGAGGCGAACTCTAGAAGAGAATGAAATATCAAAACCAAGATCAATAACAACATCAATGGTGTCTCCGTCTACAATCTTAGTTACTTTGTTTACTTTGTACTCGTACACTATTCTTTTCCTTCGAGATTATCTGGAATGCCATTGCCGTCTTTGTCTTCAGCATTGCGGCCAGTTGAGATCATAAGACCAGCGAGTGTACCAGTAATAAATGTTGCAACAGAGGAAAGAACACCAAAGAACATCTTGTCATTTTCTGCTTGTGCACCAATTGGTTGAGTAACGAATACCAATGCGTAAAGAATAAAGAAGGTTGTGATTAGCAGCACTGCCCCAAGCATGCAGCCAATTACAAACTTAAGTCGAGCATCTAGTTCTGCGGGGGTAAGACGCTTTTTCATGGCGCGATGGTCTCCTCTGTTGGAAGTAATTCGTTTAGTTCTGGGTTTACTAGATCTTCCAAGGTTGGATTGAATCCGAGCAAGTCTTCTGTGCAGGCCCCATTTACCTTGCATACCGGTGGATTGCATTCTTCACTCTCCCAATTCTCTGGATCTTGGCATGGATAACGATAGCCACCGTCATAGCCGCACGAAGCAAGCACAAAGGAAAAAGCAAATATAAGACTAAGCCGTTTTGTTTGCTGGCGCTTTTTGATGTGCAACATCTAAATATTGTACGCCGCTATCTTGGTATGCGAATCTCGCTGTATCCAATGGTTGAAGGCGTAGTTAGTTTCTTGAGCAAGGACGTGTAGTTATTATGAACTATCGCATCTGGAATAAATCCGCTGCGCCGCATTTCACGGCTAAGTTTTGGCAAGTTTCTAAACGGGATTTGTGGGTCAACGTGGTGAGCCATGTGATGACCGCTATTCAAAGGCATCAGTAGCAGCTTTCCAATTATTGTTTGCCTTACAAAATGCGAGGTCAGACGAATATCATTGCTTGGCAT